CAATGAGTGTAATCGTAATCGCAATAGAATTTGGGAATGTCCGTTTGAGTCGGGTCCGGCCAGTATTCACGCAGGTACTCATACTTTCGTAGCAGCACAGGATAACGCTTGCCTGCCACTGTGATGTTCATGGAAACAGTTTTGTGCCACCGTGCAGGCTTGTCGATAATTGGATTAGCAGCATTCATCGTGCTGCTTTGCACGGTCAAATTACCGAGGAACTTGATCTGGCTTGCAATGACTTGCTCGGCAAGTCCGATGAAGGTGGGAATGCGAGCAACAGTCTCGGCGTCGGTGCGCTCCAGGTATTGCTGGATGTCTGTCACCAAGTTGTTGTAAGTCATTGCGTAGGCCATTACCACACCTTCTTCTTGATCGATTCGGGCTGGGGCACAAACTGCTTGCCTTGCCTCATGCCTTCGCGCTTGGCTCGCGTGGTTGCCGCGTATTCAGAAGGGGTGAGCTTCTCTCGTGCTGCCTTGGGCAAGTAACGCTCGCCAGTTGCTTTGGGGCCTTGCGTAGACGGCTTACCAGACTTCGTACCCCAGTCTTCCTTCGTCCACTTTGAGAGCGAATTATCCGCTTTTTTAGGACCTTTGTAACCCCCGCCAGAGGCTTTGTACTTCTGGGTGGCTAATTGGGCCTTACGGGCGCTCCATTGGCCTGGTGAGCCGCCTTTACCGGAGGCCTTCACGGATGCAACGATGCGCTTCCACTTGGCCGGATCTGACTTAGTCGCTGAACTCATAGCAGGGCACACTCCGCATCGCGTCGAATGACTAAACCACGCAGGACTTTTCCACCTCCGCGGACCCATAGCTTTAATTGCTCTTTGGCGCCTTCCCAGTCTTGCTGGTTGATCTTGCGTCGAAGCGTTGACGTTTGCAATCGACCAACACCTAGGTTGTAGCAAAAGTCCACGATGGCATTTAACTTGCCCCAGTCCTTGTTTTGAATGGCCAGGGTCAGCAAGATGGGACAAAGCCTGATTGCACCAGGGGCGTAGGTATGCACAAGCTCGTGCATCAGCAATTGCTCGGCATACTCCCTAGTAACCTCAGGATCGTCCTTGGTGACGCGATCGCCACTCTGGTAGTAAGTAGAGCCATACCCGATTGTCCAAACGCCTGCAGGGCACAAATAAGGCTTTGCAGAGAAGCCTTCAAAGCGCTTGCAAAGTTCCTTGGCAAGGTCCAGCTTCACGCAAGACCTCTAGCCTTCAAGGTGCGATCGAGGAACCAGTAGTTGAACGTTCCTGCAACCAGCGCGGCAAAGTCGGGTGACATGATCATCTTGAAGACTTCTTGCACGGGCAAGCCTTCACGCGATGCAAGGATGGCAAACCACACATGTGATGCTGACCAAATAGCCAGAATCCAGTACGTTACGACGGGCCTAACTGATGCAGATAGCGATGCCACCCAGCCACCGGCAGCCTTAGCCATCTCGGTTTGTGAATTGATGGCAGCCTCAAATGCAGCCATAACACCAGTATCGATTGCTTTATCACGCTCGGCTCCAATTTCAGCAAGCTTCATCTCACCGCGGATCTGCTCAAGTTCACACTGGCGGTTAAACATGGCCAATTCATGGCTGCGCTCGTTCTTGCGGTCTAGGAACTTTAAGACTTCAGGCGCCAGTCGAAACAGGCCCCCAAAGATCGTGCCAAAGATGCCGCCACCAATGATGTCTAGCATCTAGATACCTAGCAAATTCTTAACAAACATAGCCGCCACACCTGGACCAAGCAAAACGGCAGCAATCGTGATGTAGAGCAGGTATTCAATACGCTGCATACGCTTTGAGCCGTCAGCAAAACGCTTTTCAATGTTTTCGTATCGGCTCGCACAAATGGCTTCGTGGACCGAAAGGCGCTTGTCCAAATCTTCGCTCATGATCACTTTGGTGTCGTCGGGTTAACAATCACAGGATTCACCACTTCAGGCCGCACCACAGTCGGATTCACAACGGTTGGATTAACAATTACAGGCTTCTCGGTAGTGATCACTTTAGGATCAAGCACAACAGCTTTATCCGTCGTCACAACAGTCGGTGTGTGCGTGTTGTCGGTTGATGTCGTTGTGGTTGTAGTCACGTTTGCTGCTGGGGCTTGGATCTTGCCAGCAATACTTGCAAAGGTGTCATTCGTGCTTCTTGCCGTCATGACCGACGCATTGCTTACAGCTTGCTGGATGGCTACGTTACCTCTGACCTGCTCCATGCCCAGCGCGACTTGGCGGTTGATGCCGTAGATTTGCGCGATAGACGGGAGAATGGTTGCTATGGCTTGCAGGGTTGTGTCTGCTGCCGACTTGGGCGGTGCAATCTGTTGTTGCTGTTGGCTTGGCTGTCCAAGCGCCATGCTCATCACGGCGGCAACTTTTGCCGCTGCATCACCCGTAGCAGCAATTGCTGCCATTGCTTTGTACTTCTCACTCTCAGCTTGTGCGCGAGCCTGGGCAATTTTTACATTGGCCTCGGCATAGCCTTCGTAATTTGTAGCGCATGACGCTAGTAGCAGGGGCAGGGTGAGGATTAGCTTTTTCACATCAACCTCCAAATCCAACTTCCATCATGGGCGCAGCAGAAAAAGCACCCTCACCAAGAATGATGATGACGCCACCGCCACCACCAAAAAACATAATGACGATGCCTGCCATGATTTACTCCTTGGGATACTTTGCTTTGACTGCGGTAATAGCATCAAACATATCGGCCTGCGCTTCGCCACCCTTCCACAATGCATCCAGTTGATCACCAATTGATGGGTATTCAGCACGGCGCTTGGCGTAATAGTCAGGGATGTCAGGCCGCACAATCTCTGACTTTTCAATTGGTACTGTCTTGGTTTCACCTGTGATGGGATCAATGACTTCCCGCGTCTTGGGTGTGAGTGCTGCCCATGCCGCTTCTTTAGCGTCAATTTGTGCTTTGATCGTTGCTTCTGACTGCGCGATGAAGGTTGTGAGATCTGTATTGGGCGGCACAAAAGCCTGCCAGTCATAAGTCAGGCCGTTGTGGTCTACCTTGAGCATAGCTAATGCCCGTGTCTCGTCCCCGCCGGGGGACATCAAGCCTTCCAGTGAGATGCTCATTTGGTTGCCTCAAGTCTAAAGTTTTTGCCGGGATGACCGCCAATGGCTGGCAGGATTTGGATGTCTTTGAACCCTACTGCTTGGCAAAGATCAGTCAAAGTCTTCGGCGTGTAACCCCAAAGATGCGGTGATAAAGCGCCCTTCTCCAACACCTCAGGGTCTAGTGTGCCGTCAAAACGCACTTCAGATGTAATCGCCGCACCATAAATGCACATAGCAGTCATGTGCTTATCCATGCCATCTTGCGTCAAGAAGTCTTTACAAAGTTCTTCAAGGTCTGGTTGCTCGGTGACAAACTTACCTCCGGGCTTTAATGTCTTGTGCCATTTAGTCAAAATCTCTGGCGCACGGTGCTGTGGCAAATGCTCAATCACATGGCTGGCAAGAATCTCGTCGGCGCACTCTTCTGGCAAATTGACCTTGAATAAGTCCTGTCTGATGTCAGCGCGATCACTATGCTTATCAATACCGATATAGCCCTTGCGCCTGTCTGAGCCACAGCCCATATTGAATTTGATGGACTGCCCTTCTTTGATCATCTGCGTGATGATGCTTGCATAGTCCGCTTTAACACCTGTGCCTTCAGGCAAACGATCATGCCAGCGACGATCAATGAAGTCCTTGTCATCCAACGTCAGTGGTCTGGTGGGCTTGATGTTGGTATAAAAGTTTTTAAGATTGACCGAGGGATGCGCGGTGTACATACCCGAAGCCAAGTCCATGTGCAGGCACTGAACATCCGTGTTCACTAAGAGCTTGGTGCCACGCTTATGCAGTCGGTGGACAAAGAAGTTGTCTTCACCGATAAAGGGGATCACACCCTTGGGACCATCCACGTTGTTACCAATGCAGCAGAAGGGCATATCAGGCGCTTCTTCTTTCATCTGACGCAGGATCTCAATTGGGATGAGCATGGCATCCATGCCTGTTTGCCACGCTTGAATCAGTTGGCCGGGGTCTACATTGGGAATCGTGATCCAGTTGCCATTACGCACCATGATCATGGCATCTGAGCATTTGATGTAGTACACGCCTGTCACAATGCAGCCGGGATTAGCTTCTGCTGTTTCGTGCAACACTTTGAAGCCGTCATAGGGGATGACAGTATCTTCACCCACAAAGAACAAGTACTTGGCACCTGACTCAAGGGCTTGCTCAATCAAGTAGTTTCGAGCAACGTCAACCTTCTCACCGCCGATGTTGCAAAAGCCATGGGAAAAGCCAAGTAAATCAATATGAAGGCCATCATAGCCATCAAAGTTTTGAGCCGCAGTCTCTTCTAAGTTTCGACGAGGCTGGGCAATCACGACATACGGCGCAATGCTTTTTGACTCATCGTAAATTTCTTGCATGGTTGCAATGATTTTGTCGCGGCTATACACAAATCCTCCTAGAACTTGTTAAAGAATGGTGAAAGACAAACGCCTATGGGGAAGGTGGCGTTAGTGGAGATTTTTTGGCCTCTGTCTGCACTATATGGGACAAAGTGAATATCACCATTAGGAGCTAAAACACCACCCCAGTAAGCATTGGTTGTGGTATACACTAAACTATAGGTACTAACTACACCAGAAGATGATATTTTCTGGCCTCTGTTTGCAATAGTTGGAACAAAATAAATATCTCCATTAGGGGCTAATACACCTCCTTGGTAAGCACCGCTAACGGTATACACCAAACTATAGGTACTAACTACTCCTGAAGATGAGATTTTTTGACCTATGTTTGCACTATATGGAATAAAGTGAATATCTCCGTTAGGTGCTAATACTCCACCAGAATAAGCACCAGCAGTACCAAGGGTATACACCAAACTATAGGTACTAACTACACCAGAAGATGAGATTTTTTGTCCTCGGTCTGCAAGAAATGGAACAAAATGAATATCTCCATTAGATGCTAATACCCCTCCTACGTAAGCACTGCCAAAGGTATATACCAAACTATAAGTACTGACTACGCCAGAGGATGATATTTTTTGTCCTCGGTCTGCACTATATGGAATAAAATGAATATCACCATTAGGTGCTAATACTCCACCTTGGTAAGCACTGCCAGCGGTATATACCAAACTATAAGTACTAACCATCCCATTGGTGCCGTTATTGGCATACGGCACACCTTCTTGGACACCCAGATCCAAGACCTTCTTTAAGTTGTTCCATGCCACAAGGTCCGTACCAACAGCACTTGTATCAGCTTTTGGCACTGCGCCAGGAGTGTACTCAGCAGGATACGTAACGTAAATGTCTCGTGTGCCAGCACTCCAGTTGACTGCGTTGC